GCTTTTGGTATGGGATTAGTAAATAAAATTAGAGGATTTGAAAAAGGTGGTCGTCCAGCAGTTGGTCAACCTGCGATAGTTGGGGAAGCTGGTCCAGAATTATTTATACCAGATCAAGCTGGTACTGTTGTGCCAAATAATCAATTAGGTATGGGTGGTAAACCTGTAACAGTAAATTTTAATATAAATACAGTTGATGCTAGAGGGTTTAATGAATTATTAGTCAATAGTAGAGGAGTATTAGTAAATATTATTAATCAAGCAGTAAATGAAAAAGGAAAAATGGCAGTAATTTAATATGAGTGGAGCATTACCAAATACAAATTTTTCAGCAATAAATTTTAAGAACAATCAAAAAACTTTATTTAGTGAAACTGATAGTGGCAAAACTTTTAGGAGGCAAGTTCAAGGACAGAGGTTTAGTTTTACAGTTTCATATCCTCCTATGAAAAGGTCGGAGTTTGCACCGATCATGGCATTTATAATGAAACAAAGGTCACAGAAAGAAAATTTTACAATCACATTACCAAGTTATTTTAATGCACAAGGTAATGAAACAGGCACTTTGTTAGTGAATGGTGCACACTCTTCGGCTGATACTACTATTGCCATTGATGGTTTTGCTAGTGATGGTGCTGGAAGATTAAAAGCTGGTGATCTTATAAAATTTGCACATGATAAAGTATATATGGTGGTAGCAGATGTAACTTCCTCTTCAAATGCGTCGACTGTAACTATTGAGCCACCATTAATAACTGCTTTAACTAACAATAGTTCAGTCACATACGATTCAGTACCTTTTACTGTACATTTGCAGAGTGATGTTCAAGAGTTTGAAACAACTCAAAATGATAATGACGGAAATCTTTTATTCCGATATGAGTTTGATGTTATTGAGAGTTTATAATGGCAAGAGGGTTAACTACTGCGGTCAAAAACGAACTAGCAACAGGAGTTATTGATCCTGTATTATTAATTGAAATAGGTTTTGGAACTCCTGTATATTTAACAAATGCAAGTTTCGATATTACATCAAGTGTTTCTGGTTCATCAGAAACGTATTTATCAAATGGTCATTTAAAAAATATTTCAGGTGTAAACGAAACAAATCAACCAACAAAAAATACTTTGTCTTTGAGTCTTTCAGGAGTTGACCAAACTTATATATCAATAGCATTAAGTGAAAACATAATTAATGATGATGTTCACATTTATAGAGGGTATCTAGATAGTAATAATGCATTAATAAGCGATCCATTTTTATTATTTTATGGAACTATTGAAGAATATAAAATTAGCGATAATACTTCTACTGCAAACTTAATTCTTAGTGTTACTTCACATTGGGGAAATTTTAGTAAAGTTAATGGAAGAACTACAACAGATAATTCTCAACAAAGATTTTTTAGTAGTGACAAAGGAATGGAATTTGCTGCTTTGACTGTAAAAGATATAAGATGGGGTAGGGAATGAATATTCATTTATTTACAGCTACAAAAAAAAACATTGAAGAAATTTATAATCTTATTGTTTATTTAAAAGAAACCGAACTTGATCAAATTAACTTTCCAGAAATAGATGAAACAAAACTAACTAATTACATAAAACATATTTTAAAAATTGGTAAAATAATATGTGTAAAAGATTTAGATACCGAAAAAATTATAGGTTGTTGTATGTATTCAAAAGGAGAATATTTCTTTAGTAAATCACAACTTGTCGAAATACAACTTATATATATCAAAAAAGAATATAGAAATTTTCCTTTAGTAAAAAGAGTTATTGAATCTGTAAAAAAATATGCAGATGAATTACCAATTTATTTATATATTTCAACAGCACAAGGTTTTGATGCAGTTTTTAAAAAATTAGGTTTTGATTCTATGGGTGGTTCATGGAGGTACTATGGGTAAGATTATTGAATCAGTTATAGATTTTGCTTCGGATATTGTTGAAGTAGTAATTGATATTGTTGAAGATGTTATAGGTTGGTTAAATCCTATACCAGAAATACCAGATTTTGGCGATAACATAGCTGATCAAAATGCAAAAGGAGTATTAGTAAATAAATTTAGTGCAAACTCTCATATACCTGTTGTTTATGGAACAAGAAAAGTTGGTGGCAATGTAGTTTTCCTTGAAACTTCTGGAACTGATAATGAATTTTTATATATGGCTATTATTCTATCAGAGGGCGAGATAGAAGATATTACTAAAATATTTATTAATGATAACGAAGTAACATTTGATGGCGATATAGCTGATAATACTCAAAGATCAGTTGCTAGTTCTGATGCAAATTATTTTAAAGCACCTGATGATGATTCAAGTGCAGAAAGTTTAATAACTATTGAACCACATTATGGTACTGATAGTCAAACTGCTTCAAGTTTGTTATCTGGTTTATCTTCATGGACATCAAATCATAGATTAAGAGGACTTGCTTACATAGCACTTAAATTCAAATGGAATGGCGATGCGTTTGGTTCTTTACCAACTGTCAATGCCATAGTTAAGGGCAGAAAAGTTTATAATCCTAATTTAGATAGCACAGTTACAGGAGGAAGTGGTAGTCATAGAAAAGATGATTCTACTACTTGGGAATATTCTGACAATGGTATTTATCAATTACTAGATTATTTAAGAAACGAAAGATTCGGAATGGGAATTGCGAATAGTTATTTTGATTCTAATTTTGCAGATTGGCAAGTAGCTGGTGATGTTTGTGATACAGATATTACACCTTTTTCTGGTGCTAGTACGATTGATTTAATGGATAGCCACCCTGTTGTAGATACATCAAAAAAAGCCATAGATAATGTAAAAGATTTTGTAAAAGGCACAAGATCATTTTTAAATTTTAGTGGTGGTAAATATCAAATATTAGTTGAAACTTCTGGATCAGCTTCAATAACACTTGATGAAGATAATATCATTGGAGGAATACAAGTTAGCAGTAAAAACAAAAATTCAAGATATAATAGAGTTATAGTTAATTTTATAAACCCAGATAAAAATTTTCAATCAGATACAGCACAGTTTCCCCCTGTTGATGAAACAGGATTAACAAGTTCAGATACACATGCAAATATGAAAACTGCTGATGGTGGTTTATTACTTGAAGGTCGTTTTGATTTTTCAATGTTAACAAATCCTCATCAAGCACAAGAAATGGCAGAAATAATTTTAAGAAGATCAAGAACAAGTTTAGATATTAATGTTAAAACAGATGCAACAGCTTTAGATTTAAGTATAGGCGATATTGTAAATGTAACACATGCAACTCCAAGTTTTTCTGCTAAACCTTTTCGTGTTCAAGGAATGACTATAAATACAGATCACACTGTTTCGTTACAACTTTCAGAACATCAAGATAGTTATTATGCTTTTGGTACACAAGTTGCACCAGCAACCATTCCTGACACTACTTTACCTAATCCTTTTACTGTTCAACCACCAGCAAGTGTCACTTTAGATGATGAATTAATCGAATATGCAGATGGTATTGTTATAACAAGGTTATTAATATCAGTTGGTGTATCGCCAGATAAATTTGTAGATAATTATGAAGTACAAATAAAACAAACTCTTGATCCAGATGGTAACGCAGTAAGCGATTCATTTAGAGAAATAGCAACAGGAAAGACTTTAAATTATCAACACCTTAATGTTATTGATGAAGCTACATATCAAGTTCGTGTTCGAGCAATCAATACTATTGATGCAAAATCAACATTCGTATCAGCAACTCGTAAAATTGTAGGTGGTGTTGAAGTTCCAAGTAATGTTGAAGATTTTGCAGTTGAAATGCATGGACAACATCAAATGAAATTAACATGGACTCCACCAAGTCAAAACAGTGATTTAGATATTTCTTATTACGACATTAGATTTCAAGATGTATTAACAGGTGCTAAATGGATTAATTCAACAAATCTTGTAAGATGTCCTCGAAGAAAATGTGATAACGCAGTAGTACCAGCAAGGACAGGAAGTTATCTTATCAAAGCAGTTGATAAAAACGGAAACAGTTCTGCTACAGAAACTATCGTAACAACTAATATATCTGGCATACAAGCATATAAAACTGTGTCTAGTTTTACAGAAACACCAAATATATTTACAGGTGCAGATCAAATGGACGCAACTTTACCATTAGCAGTTAAAATTGATCCATCAGGCGATACTGTAATTACTCTTGATACAGTTACTAATTTTGATGATACAGTTGGAAACTTTGATTCACCCACAGGCGACTTTGAGCTTGGGGGAACAGATACTACATCAAATCCTAATTTTAACAATAAAAACAGAGATGCGAAAGGTTTTTATAATTTTGTAAATTCAATATCATTATCGCAAATATATGATGGCGATGTTGTTCCTAGTATAACTCTTGATGCTGAAAATCCTTATGATTTATTTGATAGTGGTCGAGGTGCATTATTTTTTGATTCAGCAAAAGCACCATTTGATGGTACAGAACAATTACATGCTTTTCATAGAGTACAAATAGCAACAGATAATACGTCGTTGGCTAATTGCACAAGTTTTGGCGATATAACACAATCAGCAACTTTTAAATTTAAGTTTGCAAAATTTAGATTAAAACTAACTAATGATGACGATCAAACTTCAAGTAACGTAAAATCTATCGCTATAAAATTAAACATTGAAGAACGTACATTTGCTGAAAGTAATTTAGCAACATCTTCTGGATCAAAAACAATAACATTTACAAATCCATTTTTTGAAGTTCCAGCTTTAGGTATTGCGGCTCAAAATATGCAAACAGGAGATGTATTTACAATCACATCAAAAAGTGTTAATGGTTTCACAATAGCTTTTGTT